AAGTTATATTCTTCACAAAACGCTATAAATACCTTATAGTCTGGGGTTACAGTTTTAGCGAGTTGTTGCTTGTAATAGTCGTCCTCTGCTTTAATACTTTTATATTTATCCAAAGAAAAAATGTCCTTATTTCTTTCAAAGATTTCCGTTTCTTGTGCAGTAAGCTTAATATTATTATTTAAATAGTTATTAACTTTTACTTTACCATATCCGGGTATACCCGGAACGTTATCTGACTTGTCACCAGTTAAGCATTTAGCAGTAAACCACTCCGAAACATTTTTATAACCGGTACACTCCTCGAAGTTCGAATCCTCAAAGAATATCTTTCTTATAGGATCATACAACGTAACATCTTCATTTATTAGCTGTATAAAATCTCTATCTACAGAGACTATTACCTTCTTACCTTCATCCTCCTTACATATATATGCAACAATATCATCAGCTTCTAACTGGCTAGGAAAAATAGAGTTAATCCCCATGGAAAGCAATATTGACTTAATTACTTCATTGTTTTCATGCGGAGACGTGTCTTTAGATCTATTGCCTTTATAGTCCTCAAACACCTTTTTACGTTCATTTACTTTATACTCCTTCTTTTCATCCCACACAACGATAGTTGTATGAGGTACAAACTGCTTGACATAAGAATTTATAGCGTTTAAGGTAAAATAGATGTGTAAATTACTTACCTGATCAGGTGTATCAGTCTTTGTCCTCTTCGACTGCTGTTTTGCTGTATGATATGTTCGGTGTATTAAATTGTTTCCGTCTATTATCAGAGTTTTCATTTTTAAAGTATTGTGCTGCGGACACCTTAAAGACGCGTCTAGGTAGCTTCTCTACATATTTTATTATATCATTGTTCCTTGCATGTTCAAATGCATCTAAAGGAACTTTAACATTTTCCATAGTTGGAATGGATAAACATCCCACAGACTCTTTATTAGGATCTACAATAATAAACATTTGACCAGCATAATCGCCGGTCTGTACAGCATATACTTGCTTTTTAGAAAATTGGGTCTTGGCCATTTGGATCGTTTTTAAATTGCTGAGCTTCAATAGCAAAGTATTTAATTAAAAAGGAATTAAGAGCTTCTGCTTGCATAGGTGTGCTAGCAGATTTTATATCTATATGTCTCCCATCAAAGTCATATCCTAATAATATATAACTATCTAAATATTCACTAAGTATGCTCCCAAGACGATTAGCCAAGTCTTTTCTTTTTTTAAACGTCTTTTTTTCCCGAATGTTAAATTTTAGAGCCTGTTCAATAATATCTCTAAGCTCGTCATCTTCAGGAGAATTTACGTCTTTATTGTCCATATAATTATTTAGTCAAAAACTTACTAGCTGTTTTTTGACCAACATTATTGCTTAAAAGTCTTTGAACTACTACTTCTATAGAATCTGTCCTTAGACTAAAATTACCTTTAAAATTTTGGTTACCGTCATCAAAATTAAAAAGATATTCACCTTTAAATGGAGTATTTTCAAAACAAGTAATAAACACAGATGCTCCAGTCGGGTCTACTAATACCGTCCATTTTCTAGGATCAGCTTCACTATATTTATCAAAAATTCTTAACGTTACAAACCCGTTGTCTTTTAATCTCTTTATAAAGTAACCGGCGGTTTTTAGTTTATTTTTTTTGTTTATATTTGTCATTGAGTTAAAGTCGAAATTATATATTTTAATTTAATGTCACTTTCCTCAATTTCAAATACCACCACCCCGTATGAAGTATTAATCTTCACCTTAAATTGGTTATTAATAATTGAAAGAAGTCTAATGTTATCAAAATTTACTGGAGTTGGATTAAGATTAAAATTACTAGATCCTAGACATAAACTAAAATTATCTGTGTTATGGCGAGCCCTATCTGTCAATTCCGCCATTAATCTTCCATTTTCTGTATAAAAATAAATTTTGTTAGTCTCTGATGTAAAATTACTACCTTTAAAAATTTGTTGCAATGTCGGCTTATCTAAATCAAACTCTACATCAAAATCAAATTTATTAATTTTTTCTAAATTAAGATTTGGATTAGCTAAAAACCCGTCTTCAAACAAATGATATTTGAATTTAACACTATCACCACTATACTGTATATTGTTAGAGTTAATCGTTAAGTTAACTTTATCCCTATCTAGGGTATCTAACACACGAGCTAACTTTTTTATATCAGGTATATTTAAAGTATCTTCAAACTCTGATGGGATAGCATACTCGCAATAAAGTATAAGGGTATTATCTATACTAGATACTAGACTGGTTAATTTATCCTCTTTAACATTAAGAATTGCACTATCGCTTATTTTTGAAACAGTGTCTAAAAACGTTAAAAATTCACCCTTTTTTGGCAACTTTAGCTCTTTTTCCATTATCTAATTTTAAGCTAATTTGTTTTAAAAGCAAATTTTGCTCACGTACTAAATCAATTAGCTTATCTAATTTAGAAGGTTCAGATAAATTAAACTCTAATTGATCTGAGTCAGTAGTAGGGACTGGTGCGGGTTGCACTGGCTGTGCCATAGCTAATTCTTGAGCAGCTTGCTGAACATCAACTACCTGTACACCCTGTGGTTGTGGCGGCTGGGCTTCAGGAGGCGAGGCAACCGGCTCCTGTACAGGAGCCGGTGCCGGCGCGTTATGTTGCTGTTGTTCAGTAGGTGTCCGGATCACCTCCTCAAATCTTTGCTTTAGTACGTGTGATGAAGGTTGAAGATTTCCAGATTGACCAACAAGCATTTGGTCTTGTTTATGAGCATCTCCATAAACAGTTCCCATAAACTGTAAAACGGCTTTTTTTTCTTCGTCAGTCATTTTTAAAGGTCCTTAAGAAGGTCATCAATATCATCTTCAACAGTATCACCGCCAGAGGCAGTTGCAGCTAACTCGGGCTCTGGTTCTGCTGGAGTCTCTGTAGCAGTGCTAGATACTTCTGAAGCACTATCCTCTGTCTTACAATAATAATGTTCGTTAAGCATTTCTTTAAGCTCATCAAAAGTCTTTAAAGTAAACACTTCACTCAAATTAAACACATTATCATAGATATCCTTTTGTTCATCTTCAGAAAGATCAATCTTACCAGCTGTTGTAAAACGAGAAGAGACATAGGTTGGATAATCTCCTTGCTGTTCAACCTTGATCTTAAAGTTTACACCTTCTGATCCGAGATCAAAAATACGAGCACCAAACTCTTCAGCATCTTCCCCTTCAATAGCCTCAGTAATAATTTTTTGAAGCTGTTTACCATAACGAAGAAGCTTAACCTTACCGTTATTTTCTGGATTTGAAGGATCATCTACAACATACACATTAACCAACCACTTTTCCAGTCGGCGAACTGCGCTCATTTTCTCTTTTTCTTCTTCCGTACCGGTGCGAAGAACACGAAAGCGCTCTTCAGCAATCGGATCGCGATCCCCAAATGTTTGCGGGCTGAGAGTCTGAACATATTGCCCTGTTGCATAGGATACCCACCCATGATTGTAAAAATGAAAAAAGGTTTTACTTGGATCTTTAGCGTATGGTAATAGCCTTACCGTGTAAGTATTACCGGGCTTGGTCTGCATAATTTCGTTAAAGGTTGCAGACCCCTTACTTTCGGAACTTGCTAAAGCATCCTTAATTGACTGAAACATTGATGTATTAAACGCACTCATACACTAATTATATGAACTGTTCAGTATAGTTCAACACATTTTTATAATTTAATATTAGAATTAGCGTTTAGGAACTTAGTTATATACTTTGATTTGGTTATTGAGGGTTCAAAATCAATGAACAATTTAACCATTTCGTAATTACTCTCTAGGGTTAAAAGCTCCTTTAAAATATCTCTTAATTTTTTTTCCTGTAAAACTAGAATAAATATGTTCTGCAATGAGAGCTTTTTTCCTTTAAGCATAGTACAAAACGTACAAAAACATAATAGTAGATGCTCTGTTTCATCATGTATTAGGGTTTTAGACGGGTTGGGAGATATATTACTTATTAACACGGTAAAAAGGTTTTTGTTAGGTTAGCAAATTGTTCAGTAAGAGCACCTCCACCGGCTGCAGCATAACCACCGCCGTTACATAAATTTTTAGCCAATATACTTACATCCGCATCACATTCCTTATGCCTTCTAAATGAAACTGTGTTGGCTTTGGTATTTACAACAATACCAATATCAGCATTATGCTTATTAATTAAAAAATGAGCTACCTCGTTAACTGCATAATTACCAAACGTTGCAATCACATTATAATTTTTAATTTTGCCTTTAAATACTTGAGCATTTTGTATTTGCTCCTTGAACTTTTTAAAGAATAACTTTATAGAATTTTTTTCTAGAACAGTATATTCCCTAAACCCGTTTAAAAAAGAGTCTATAAATTTTTCAGCTTTTGGATTGTTTAGACCTCTGTGTATAGCATTTAACTTTAATGAATCGATATTGTGGATATTGTAAGCATCATACTCATTAATAATATTAACTAATTGCTGCTGTTCGTTACTTAAGTTAAGTGCTGCTTCAAATTTTTTGCAAACTAGTCCCGTACAAGAAGAAAATTCCTCTATAACAGTTTTTGCATTTTTATATAATCTCTTATTTTTAACGTGAGCTGTATGATGATCAATAACAACAACGTTAGATTTATCAACTATCTCAATAACTTCAGGCGTGAGATCTAAATCTAGAATAAAAATTTTATCGTAATGATCGAGTGTTCCTAATACCCCTTTAAACTTGCCAGATATTGTTGATTCTGAAACTTCGTTAATTAAAAACGTTTTAGCTTTAGAGCCATATAACCATTTTATAATTAATGCTGCACCAGTACCATCCAGATCATTATCGGTCCATACTAATATATTCACTTTTATCCTATTTATAAGGAACTTTTTATGTTGCAAGTCCTGCTAACATATTAAGGGTATCATCCATACCCTCATCTATTTCAATATCATCAGCTTGATCAATTGTAAGAGTAGAATAATCAATTCTCATTGCTTGAGTTATTCCTCTCGGACCATATCGATTTTTCATCATACCTAACCGTATAATTCCAATTCCTCTATCTTCTTCATTTTGAAAAATCGATATGATAGCATCAGCAGTAGCTGCTAATCCAATGGATTCTGAAATAGTTGCTAAGTCAGGGTTATCAGTGTCAAATCCTGCTCTATTTAACTGCGTAGCTGAAATAATGGGGCAGTTAAACAAGTAGCTCATTGCTCGCACTTGTTCAGTTACATGCTTAATACGCTCATATGAGTTATTACCTACTGGAGAATGCATTAAGTTAAGGTAGTCTAGTACAATTGCATCGAGCTTAATACCCTGTTCTTCAAATTTTTTAACAAATGCTTTAAGTTGATTCGCTGTAATAGTTGCAGGGGGAAACTCCTTAATAAAAATCTTTCCTCCCTGGTCATTCATGGCCTGTTTAATACTTGGCGTATTATTAGCCATCTCTTTCATTGGAATTTTTGTAACATTACTACAAATACGTCTAGCGTATAACAACTCTGACATCTCAAGTGTAACTAACAATACATTTTTACCTTGCTCAGCTATATTACTAGCAATATTACCGAGAAAAATAGACTTACCAATATTAGTCTCACCGGCAAAAACATATAACGCTTTACCTGCCTCTAAAAACCCGCCTCCCAGACAATTATCTAGCCACTCCCATTTACTTGGTACGTATCTTTCAACGGAGTTAAGATCATCAATAAGCTTATCAACATCGCCATATAATTCTAGCCCTAAATCAGTTACCAAATTAATGTTACATGACTTTTCAAATTTATCTAAAACAACAGATGTGTCGACTTCACCGCTAGATACATCTTCAGCTACATTAAGCATTGTATGGTATACAGCCTTTTCCTTAAGAAACCGTTCCGTATTATCATAAAGCTCTTCTTTATCTAAATTTTTATCAATATCATTAAATGACTTGACTAAACCTTTAAACGATCTT